CGATGTCTTTGCACATCTTCACGACTCTAATCAGAGTATTCTTTGCTGCTAATCCGATAGAAGTGGGCGTAACAGGGTATGTTTCCGGCATTTGTGCCCAAGACATCTCTCTCATATAATCCAGATTCTCCTTCCACAGATATACGCCAGATAATACTGCAAACGAAGAGATAGGTGACTCCCAGATTCTTCGTATGATAGAGATCTTCATATAACTCCAAGAAGGATATATTCTGTCTGCTTTGATTCTCTTTCCTGTTGAAGCTCCTATCCACAACATCTTAGCAGTAGTCTTAAATAGGTCAAGAATGTCAACTTTGAGGAACATGGTTCTACTAAGCCCGGCTATATCAAAGATCAAGTCTCCTTTAGATGTAGATGATAGAATTGCAGTTGCCGCCTTAACAGCCAATACTTCAGTGAGGAACCTCCTGGCCAGAGCAGGCTTGTTGGCAAGCCAGTCACTCGGGACCTGAGGAATCGAGGTGTAGTTTTCAAGCTCTTGTCTGTGGACCAATGCAATATCCTCTTTCTTAATGTACAGATATGGGTTTTCTGGATTGCTTGGAATCTCTAGGGATGTTAGTGCTTCTTTGAGATCCTCCTTGGGCTCTTCAACAGGGATAATACAATCTTTGCACCCTCTGAAGTAATGGATTAGCTTCTTCGGATACTGACCGAAATTCTGATTCATCGCTGAAAATTGAATCAACCCGAGCAGAGCCTGGAAATGAACAGTTACGTTCTTGGAGCCTTTTGCATATTCGGCGAACATATTTGTTGAAATGGACAGATGAGAAGGAGGTCCATATGACGGCATCCACAGCGATCCATGCTTCAAAGCCATGTCTACATATCGATGCATCATAGACCCCTTTACATGATCGGGTACCGATATTATATCCAGTGGGTCCAAATCAGTCACTGCCTCTAACAAATTAGTTAAAGAAGCCGCCCAATTTGACTCTTCATCGATAAACCATCCGATTGCCCTCAATAGCCTGATCGGCCTAGTTATCAATGGCTCCGTTCCATATGCTGCTTTAGATGCGGTACTATGAAGCTTCTCCTTAGTCACACTTCCCAGATACGGTAACGAGGATCCGCTAATCATCATCATCCGCCGAGGGTCCCCGACTACATCATCACCAACCACAACTTCTACATATGAATCAGGTCTATCAGTTTCCAGCGAATCCTCTGTTATGTAATGAAAAGGATAAGGTGTGGAGACTCCAATGACCTCTTTTTTCCACCCTTCATTTCGCACATTCCTTATGTATAATGAAGGACATCCTTCTTTCCTCTTCCGCCCTCCTTTGAAATGACTCCTCCAGACCATGTAGTCCCATATCTTTCTTTCTCCAGCAATGAGTGACCCCACAACGTCCTGTTGACCTAATGTAATGCGTGACAAGGTTACAGTTTTGTCCACCTTAGATGCAATTGAATCGGCATACCCGTACAGAGTAGCTCCGAGAATATCGTGACACATTCTAGCATTGATTTCACTTCCACTTGTCAACTTTTCAACTAGAGGCTCCACCTTCTTCTCTGCACTTATACTCATGAGTTCTTTAAACCATTTAGAAAATTCAGAATCACTTGCTAATCCATCTATGGTCCGATGGATCATTCTCTTTATGATTGTGGAAGCATTTGGCGGGCACATTAGATTGAGAGATGTTGGGTCTTGGAGCAAATGAAGGTAGTCTATATCAGGACTCAAGAAAACATCCGACCAGTTTCTGAGAGTATACCTCAAACTTTGTTTTGCTTTTAGTGCCATCATCATCAAAAATTGATAGTCCTTACTGACTGGATCAGAGAACCCGCGAAGGACCATATCAAAAAAGCATACCACATTGAATCCTCCTAATGTCTTTGGTATTGATGCCATAGTTAGGATTAGAGTTTCTCTGGAGAGTAACCTCACTTCACAAGCTTTCAGCATTTCTCCACTCTTGAACTTTAGAGAGAAATAAATCTTTTCTGAGTCAAAACTATGAGGGGCTCCTCCAATTAAAGGATGATACTTTGAGAATATACTCAAACATTGTAGATGTTGCCATTTAGCTATGAAATATGGCACAATTGGATGAATATCTACCATCACGGCGGACTGAGCATTTGCTGTTATAGCTC